TTATTAAACCAGCAATAGAAGCCGCTAAGACTGCGGCCAAAGTTACAATGGGTGGCTCAAAAGGCCTTGTTCTTGCCGCTTTAGTGGCCGCAGGATACTCTACTGCCGCACAAGCCAACATGATGGCCAACGTTGATAAAGAATCAGGTTTCAATCCAAGAAGTGAAGGAGTTCCTAAACCTGAAAAAATATTTTCTATGTTTGGACCACCTGGTGTTCCAGGTGGTCAACCTGTTGGTGGAAAAAATAAAGTTAGATTTCCAACATTACAAGATGCAAAAGATACTGTAGCCGCCGGACCAGAAACATATTTCAATAAGGTATATGACGGTAGAATGGGTAATAATGTTTCAGGTGATGGTTACAAATATCGTGGCAGAGGATTCATACAGATTACTGGAAAGGACATGTATAATCGTGTTGGAAAATTAATAGGTGTCGATCTTGTTAATAATCCAGATTTAGCCAATCAACCTGAAATTGCGGCTAAAATTATTCCAGCTTTTTTCAAATTAAAAGCTATGGAGCAAAAACTTAAACCAGAACAATATGATGATATAAACGTTGTCAATGCGGCTGTCGGCTCAGCAGATGTAAAATCAAGAGAATTGAGAGTGCAATTGTCAAAATCATATTCCGATCAATTAAATTCTATGTCGTCCGAAAATGCCGACATGAAAAAAGATATGTCAGAGAGTTCAGCCGGTGGTTCTCCAGTGATTATTCAAAACAACAATACAACAAAATCAAAAACAAATATACATAGAGCCGCACCTAAAGAAGAACTTAACCCAACAATGAGACATTAAAATGGACTACAGAGTAGCAAGCAATATCAGAGGTAAATCTCTTTCATCGTTGATAACTGATAAAATTACATCAGGTGGTTCTGTTGGTTCATCCATCAAAGGTGCAATCTCAGATAAACTCAAAGCAAAAGGCACCGGTATCAAAGAGAAGTTTGATCCAATGAATATTGCACGTGCAATGACAGGTGGTGGTAAACTTGCGCCTGCTATTCTTGGCAAAATTACTGGTCGTTCACAATCAGATATTAATTATTTTGCTGGTAACAAAAACAAGGCTTCATCTTATACAAAAATGCCATCTGTTGGTCAAGTACCATCATCAGAAGGTTTTGGTGGTTCCGCAATTGAAGTTCTCAATAAGATGCTCTCATTCATGCAAAAGAATCGTGAAGACGATCTTAAAAGAAAACAAATCAGCATGTCATTTGAAGAAGAACGCCAGTCAGAAGAACAACGCAGACATGAAAAGTTTTTGAAAGTATTAAAAGATTTTACTTCTGTTGGTGCAACAACAACAATGGTAAAAAAAGAATCTGAAAAAGATAAAAGTTTATTTGATGAAGTTGCAGATTTGTTTTCGAAGGGTGCATTTTTAGCAAGAATACTACCATTTTTAACTAATCCACTCACTCTTACTATAGGTGCAATTCTAGTTGCAACTTATGGCTTGAAAAAATTAGCCGAAGCAATGCCCAATCTTAATATTCCCACACCACAAGAAGCACAAAATGTGTTGCTTAATGGAACTCAAGGTGATATTGAAAAAGAAGGTGGATATGATAAACTTGCTGACATTATCAAGAATAGACCAGGAATAGCAAAACAAGCATTAGAAGATTACGGAACAGGTAAAATAACTGAAATAGAACTTAATAAACTTGGTGGAAAAGATAGACTTGAACAGACTGTTAAAGAAGCCGGTCTTGCTGTACCTGAAAAGAAAGTGATGTTAGAAAAAGTTGTTCCGAGACCACAGAAAAGAGGATATCAACAAATTCAATGGGACACTTTGTATGGCAAAGATTATAATATTGATGGAACAAAAAAGTCAACACAAGTACCAAATGTGGACACAGCGCCTGTGCCTGCGGCTACACCTGTATCGAATAATGACTCATCACCTGTGCCTGCCGCCACTCCTGTTCCTTCAACAACCACGCCTGTACTTTCCACACCACCCTCATCTACTGTCATTGGTAAGATACAAGAGAATAATGATTTAAACTTACAGGATACTGTTACTTCTGATACTTCTTCATCATCTTCTTTATCAGTGAATAATTCATCAACTTCTGCACCAGACCAAACTGTTACATCTACCGCAACAACACGTGATGATACAGCAATTCTCGATTTTGTTTTAAATAGATCAAAGGCGCGGATATAAAAAAAGGACCTTTCGGTCCTTTTTATCAGTCTTCGGCTAGTTTGCTGAAGTATGCAAGGTCATCATCATCAGCCATACCAGCATCTTCTGCTACTGGAGCAGGTTTACGTGGCATTGCTTTAGCTTGTTCAACCGTGGTCTTTGCAACCACTGGTGAACCATCAAGCCCAAGAACCTTATCAAGGCGAGACTTCAATTCATCATAAGACTTGAAGTTTTCTGGCGCAAGGAACTCTTTAAGAGAGTATTCTTTCTTCCAGATTGCTTCTAGTTCCTCATCATCACTCAATAGAGGTGATGGAGATTCAAATTCAGATTTGTCATAATTCTGATAACCTTCAACTTTACGAATCTTCAACTTGAAGTTAGCACCTACCCACAGGTCAAATGGATTAACTGCTTTTTCATCTTCGAAAGCGGGATTCATTGCTTCGGTGATTTTATCAAAGATTTTCTTACCGAACTTGTAAAGGAAGACTTTACCTTCGTTTTGGGTATTCTTAGGATCTTCAACAACATAAATGTTGGCGATATAAGAAAGACGGCGCTTTTGTTTACGTGCTACTTCTTTGTTTGCTTCGATGCCAGAGTTCCACAACTGAGAGTTGTATTCAGAAACTGGATCTTTTTGGCCAAGAGTAGTGAGTGAGTTTTCAATGTACCAGCCACCAGGTCCCTGGAAGCCATGATTAAAAACTTTTGCCCAAGGTAGTGCATCATCACCATCAACTGAAGGTTGAGGAAGAAAACGAATAACTGCATAACCATTACCAGCCTTATCGACTTCGGGTTTCCAGAAATTATCTTCTTTGGTGGGAGATTCGGCTGTATTGAGTTTTTCAATAGCCTTTGAGAGTTTGTCTAGGTTGCTAGAGCGTCTTAGATTTTCGAATGCTGACATAGTATTTTCCTTGTATAAACGTTGTATTAAATGTGTTGCGAATTATCCACATAATTCATAATGTATGAAGTATATAGGTGAATTCAAATAAACATTTTTAGAGTTGCGATAGTTGATTCGGCATCTGTATGAAGAATACCAATACCACCGGCTTTGTTCCAATCATCGATAACAGATTTGGTGTCATCAATGATTATGGAATTTGGTGTAGCATACTTGTATTTCAGGGATTTACCTGGAACAAAGTTTGCTTTATAGAGAATGTTGTGTTTGATTAGCCACATTTGTTTTTGTGGTGCAATCATTCCATGATTTTCTGGTCGTGCAGTTGACGATAGAATTTCTTTAGGTACATCCAACTCTTGTAAAAAGTGCAACAGTTCTTTTGCATCGTGCATGAGGTCAAGTGTACTGAATTCTCCACCATCAATAAACTTTGCAAAGTAACCATTAAATTCTTTATTGTTCCGTGTTTCTTCGGGTGTCACACGGAACTTTTCTTTGTAACGTTTTGAGAAATCGGCAATCACACCGTCCATATCAACATAAATCATGCTAATTGGCATATTTTATCCTTCAGAATCTTTTTCATTTTTTGTTCATCATATAAAAAGAATGGCTTGTACTTTTCACAACTTTTGGTGAAGTCAGGAAACAATATATCATCTTCAACTTTCTTTTTCCACATAGGCATAAAATTCATAAAGTCATTGAGAATGAGTATTGTTTCCTTTTTCACTTTATCATGTAAGTATAGATTATATAACATCGGATACTGCCTGTCAACCACCTTTAGCAATTCTTCTGGATTGTCTACCGAATCTAATGCGGTAGATAAGTCCTGCTCAAAAATGTATGAGAGGGATTGTTGAGTTTTGAGCCAAACTTTGTACTCCGATTCGGCATCTTCCAACAGTAAATCACCAGCCCAACATTTTGGATTGTGTAGTAGATTGGCAATATAGAAACCGAACAATTCATCTTTCTTGTATTTACGAGAAAGTTTATAGAAATGAAACTTATCTTTCCGTAGCATGAATGAGTCTTTACCAATGGAGATTTTACCATTGTATTTCACATAATCATAATTTGTTGTAAAATGGAGTTTTAATCCATGAAACAACGCAAAGGCATCATAACCACCGGCTTCGGTCATATTGGTAACTTATTCACTTTCTTAATCATATTACCAGCCTGTGCTTCATCATTAATCTTAGACTTGATTGGTGTTGTAAGGAGAGTTGCCGCAAGTTCAACTTCAAAACCAGTATCTTCACAATGAAGAAGTACGGCATCCATATAACCAATTCTTTTAGCCTTCACAATTTCTTCAATGAGTGCCGAAAAGGTTCGTTGTTCCTCTTTGGTTGCCATTATTTTTTACCCATCGAATAGGCAATACACACAGCATTTGCATTTGTCTCATATGCACACTTCACGGAGATTGGATCGATACCTTTTTGAATAGCCGATTCAATATTCTTAGACATGTTGTTACGGTCATTAATATTATAAATTGTAAAAGCGGCGATAGTTGCACACATTGTAAGTGTGATACAAATGATAACCGTAATAGCTTCTTTATTCATTTTAGATGATTCCTTTGTTTCTGTTGATTTCGTCTTTGTTGCTTCTGTAAAAGATGTGTCTTCCAATTTGGTCTACCTTTTTTAAATTCCATTGAGGATTAACATAGTCTGCATGGTAATAGGTTGCTCCACCTGTAACATCTTTTTGTTGTTCAAAGTTGATAACCATATTGATTGCTAACTGTCGAATTTCATTATACAACGAAGTGTCACGTATTGTCAACTGTTTATCGGTAATCTTTTTGTCACAAAACCATGAGAATTGACATGTGTTACCAGTTTTTTGATACACTACTCCGCAAATATCTTTTGCATAATTTCCAGTTTGAAGTCGATTAATTGTAACGAAAGCAACGGCTTTCTTGCCATCAAGTGGCTCATGCGCGGCTTCAAAATAAATATTATCTGCTAGGCATGTTACTTGTCTTTGTGTCTCTTTATCTAGAGAATCGTAACTAGCCTTGAATGGTAAATTATATAAGTTTATATTTACCATCGACAGTGCTAAAATAATTGCGGAAAATAGTATGCTTAAAAGTATTGGTTTACTTTGCATTTTTATTTCCTGTGATTGTGGTGGTTTTGAAAGAACCACCAAAAAACTTTTAGTTTATCAGAACTTTACTTTAAGTCCGATAGCACCAGTATTTCCGTTGAATTTGGAAATACGTTCTTGACCAGCACTGCGTTCTATGCTTGCTACAACGTCAATAGTTTTGGTGACAGGCATAGTAGCTGTTGCACCAACGGTTAAGCCATAACCACCAGCACCATTAAATGTGTCTTGGAATGAAACTGATCCACCAGCAGACAATGCAACAGGTCCTACTTTAGTTAAAGCAAAATCTTTACCGACTGCATAACGATTATAACCTTCGTCAATGTGAGTTGCACTTAACGTGATTCCCTTTAAGGTTGTACCAACCCGAAAACCATTGTGTTCTACGTTATAATCACGTACAGCAGAAACGGTTACGTCACCGGCAAAAGCGGCGGTGCCGATGGTTAGTAGGGATGCAATAATTGCTTTCTTCATTTAAACTCCTATTTGTTGAACATAGTGATAGTTTTTAAGTTCTATCAACTTATACACAATTCTTTTTAATATGTCTTGTGTAATTCCCAATTTTTGGTGTAAGTTGATTCTGTTGCTAAGTTCAACTTACAAAACTCCGATGGTGCTTACGCAGCCATCAAATATGCACTTTCGTCATTTGCATTTACTTGGTTTTAGTTTTTACATCTTCTCTGATGAGTTGTCCACTTCTGTACTTGTTGCCCTGTCGAATACTGAG